GTCACATCAACCATAGGTACGTTACTTTCACCGTTAAAATTTGTTGCCGATGGAATAACAACGTTTTTTAAAACTAGCGGTAAAGGCGTAATGTCATTCTTAAAAACAATAGGAGTAATAGCAGGCAGTGGAGCCATTGTAGCTGGAGCAGGAGTTGGCGGTGTATTAAAAGTCTTGGGAAGAGTGTTATGGCCAATAGGTATACTTACATCGATATTTGATGGATTTAAAGCGTACCAAGGTTCTGATGCTGAAACTAAAATTGGTAAGTTTGCAGATGGTATTGCAGGAGCCATAGGATCTTTCTTAGGTGCACCTCTTGATTTATTAAAATCACTAATACTTGGTGGATTTAAAATGGTCGGAATCGGTGTTAAAATGAATGACAAAGGAGAGCTTGTTGAAACTGACTTTATGAAAATGCTTCAAAAGTTTAAGATTCAAGATGCGATTGCTGCCATACCAAACGCAATACGCGGTATTTTTGAATTTATAGGAGATTTTATAGCTGATCCTGTAGGAGTGGGGCAAGCAGTTTTAAAATCTGTAGTAACTAGTCTTAAGGATTTTTTCTTAAATGCTATAAAATTTATTATAAGCAAGTTTCCATTGATGTCAGCTGTGGCGCCTGATTTTTTAAAGACAGATGCTCAGAAACGATTAACGGAGCTTCAAGTAGAAAAAGAAAGATTAGAAGGTGAGTTAACCGGTAGATTAGGTCTCATGGATGCAATAGGTGGCGAAAGCAAACGTATAATGCAACTTAGAGAAGCTGAAAGACGAAAAACAGAAATCGAAAGAATCGAAGAGATGCTGAGAACCGGTAACTTCGAAAAAAGTATGTTTGGT